TACAAACGGCAACACATTTACAATTTCAGCTAGTGCTAAGAATATTTCAACAATGACAACTGCGGTAACTGCTACACTAGGTGGCACTACCGCAACTGATTTTGTTACTGCTTTTACTGCCGCAAATGTTGCAAATACAACTGCAAGAGTATTATCAACTGGTGCAGTACAAATTGAACACACACTAGGTGGTGTAATTATTTTGCAAGAAGGAACTGGTACTCCTGTTTCGGACGCAGGTTTTACAGCTTTGGTAACAACTGGCCAAGTAAGAATCGAAGGAAGTCTTATAGTTCTTACTAACTGGATTGCGTTAGGTACTGGAAACACACCAGTTTACACTGCAAGTTCAACTGCACCAAGTATTGATCCAGCAGACGGAACATATTGGTATTACAGTGATACTAACCCAGTAGATATAATGATACAGGATGGTGGAACATGGAAAGGCTATCAAAACGTTACTAGCGATGCTAGAGGTTTTGACCTAAGTACAACTTCACCAGCTGGTCCAATTATAAGTTCAACTGCTCCAACAAAACAAAGTGACGATAGTGCATTGGTATATGGTGACTTATGGATTTCCACTGCTGATTTAGATAACTGGCCTTTGATTTATAGATGGCAAAGTGTTGATTCAGTTGATCAATGGGTATTGATCGACAACTCAGATCAAACTGGACAAAATGGCGTACTTTTTGCAGATGCACGCTGGGCCGGAAACGGAACTACAGATCCTATAACAGCTGATCTTCCAACAATTGAATCTCTACTAACCAGTAACTATGTAGATCTTGACAAACCAGATCCTACACTTTATCCAACTGGTATGTTGTTATACAACACAAGACGTAGTGGATTTAATGTTAAGAGCTTTCAAGTAGATTATTTTAATGCCTCAGATTTTCCATTTGCTACATATGGTGCATTACCAACTGTAAAAGATGCTTGGGTAACAGCAAGCGGTAATCAAACAAATGGTGCTATGTATGCAGGCAGAAAAGCAGTTAGAAATATTGTGGTTCAGGCTCTGAAAGCATCAGTTGATGGTGCACAAGAACTACGTGAAGAGCAAAAAATCTTTAATCTACTGTGTTGTCCAAACTACGAAGAACTAGCTTCAAACCTAGTGGCACTTAACAATGAGCGTAACAATACAGGATTTATCCTAAGCGACACTCCAATGCGTTTAGAGGATACAGGGACTGCTATTACTAATTGGGCAACCAATGCAAATGGCGATGGACTTACTACTGCTGATCCATACTTTGGTGTATTTTATCCAAGTTGTCAAACAACAGACTTATCTGGACAAACAGTTGTTGCACCAGCAACACATATGATACTGAGAACTGTGATACGTTCAGATGATGTTGCTTTTCCATGGTTGGCACCAGCAGGAACAAGACGAGGCACAATCGATAATGCTAGTCAAATAGGTTATGTAAATGCAGTAACAGGAGAATTTGTTCAAACTGCTGTTAGACAAGGTTTAAGAGATACATTATATGAGAATAGTATTAATCCAATCACGTTTATTCCAGGATCAGGTATTCTTAACTATGGAAACAAAACCACATTTACCGGTAGTTCACTTGATAGAATAAACGTTGCTAGATTAGTAGCATTTATCAGAGGTAGACTAGAAACAATTGGTAAGAACTTTGTTTTTGAGCCAAACGATACCACCACAAGAGATGAAATCAAAAATGCAATTGAGAGCTTGATGATTGATTTAGTAGCAAAACGTGGTATATATGATTACTTGGTAGTATGTGATACTTCAAACAATACACCAGCTAGAATAGACGCCAACGAGTTATATGTTGATGTTGCTATCGAGCCAGTTAAAGCAGTTGAATTTATCTTCATACCTGTAAGAATTAAAAACACAGGAGAGATTGCAGCTGGTAACGTAGCAAGCTCTGCTGCGGTAACGTAAGAACAAGAAAAAACTTAAAATGGAGCTTCGGCTCCATTTTTTTGTGGTCAAAAATAGATAAATAAAATTATAATAAGGAGAATTATAAAATGGCCGTATCATCGCTAACAAGAATGACAGTTCCTTTGGCATCAGACCAATCAAGTCCAACTCAAGGACTGTTAATGCCAAAACTAAAATACCGCTACCGGGTGGTATTTGAGAACATGGGCGTATCTACACCTAGAACAGAACTTACCAAACAGGTAATGACTTTTACTAGACCTACTATAAACTTTGAAGAAATTGAAGTACCAATCTACAACAGTAGAATCTATCTTGCTGGACGTCAAACATGGGACGCTGTTTCAGCTACATTTAGAGATGACGCAGGTGGAAACGTAAGTAGATTAGTTGGTGAGCAAATACAAAAGCAAATGGATACACTAGAGCAGGCATCAGCAAGTTCAGGTATTGACTATAAATTCGTTACACGTTGTGAAGTATTAGATGGTGGTAACGGAACAAGCACACCTAATGTACTTGAGACATGGGAATTATATGGTTGCTTCTTAGTAAGTGCTAACTATGGTGACTTAGACTATGCATCAAACGATCCTGTAACAATTGAATGTTCACTACGTTATGACAACGCAGTGCAGACACCACTCGGAACAGGCATTGGATCTACAGTAGGAAGAACACTGGGTGACGTTGTAACTGGCTAATTAAGTTAGAGGAGTAACTTATGGCTTTTGGTGACGATGTACTCAAAGGATTTTTTGGAAACGATTTTTTAAGAGACTATACTCACGCAAGTAAAACCTTTCGTAGTAATAACTCGGCGCTTTCTCCACGTCGAAAGTTTTTATTTCATGTAGTCTTCAACATCAATTCATTTTTAATTCCGCAACTCCAAGCAGTGTTTCAAGCACAAGATGTTGCAAATCTCAGTTTATTAGTAAAAGAAGTAAAACTTCCAGCTTACAAATTTTCTGTTGACACTATGAATCAGTACAATAGAAAACGCAAAGTTCAAACACAAATAGAGTACGACCCAATTACATGCGTTATGCATGACGATACCAGCGATCTTGCTAGAGAACTATGGTACAACTATTATGCATACTATTATAAAGATGCTAGTCAAAAGTATCTTGATGCAGCAGTTACAAACGGTAGTCTTGGACAGAACGCCAGTGGTGTTGATCCTGGAGCGGCATATCCATATGGTTTTAGAGACATCTATACACAAGATAGAGAAATCAATGACTGGGGCTATATAGGCGAAAGCTACATGGATGGTCCTACTGATACGAGAGGCGGTAAGCCAGCATTTTTTAGAGATATTACAATATTTGGATTTAACGATCACCAATTTGCAGCTTATGTGCTTGTAAATCCAATTATCAGTGCATTCGAACATGATACCTACAACTACACAGAAGGTGGCGGTATCATGCAAAATACGTTCACTTTTGAATATGAAACAGTCAAGTACTATCATGGTGCTATCAATGGTAGTTCACCAAATGACGCGATCCCAAGTTTTGGTAATAATGCAAACTATGATACAACAAAATCACCGTTGGCTCGTCCTGGAGCCACAGCTACAATATTTGGACAAAGTGGACTTATTGATGCTGGTGCAGGAATTATTACAGATTTAAGTGCCGGAAATCTTGCAGGTGTTGTTGGAGCAATCCAAAAAGGTGGAACTGCTTATCAAACCTTCAAAGGTAGAGATCTAAATGAAATGTTCAAAACTGAATCAACAAATATTGCTAGAAATGTTATAAAAGAAGATTTACCAGGTGCAGCTAGAGGCAGTGGCTTTTTTCCTAAGCAGGCTAGATTCACTCCACTTAACGAACAAGCCGCAACACTTAAACCTGCTAATACTGGAATTGTGGAACTATCGACAGATCAGAATCCTACTAACTTAAACGGACCAATAACTGTTCCGGACCAAGTTGGTAAAAATCCAAATTATAGAGGCTAGTATGGCAACAGTGAACTATCCAAATCCAGGAACTGATCCAACTGTTAGAGCATTTGATGATTTTTATCAGCGTGAACTTGTAATTGATCAAAATCAATATGATATTGTGTACAGTTTTTTTGCAAGTATTTTTGCAAGTAAAGATCAAGCAGAAAATTTTACACTTAGTGTATTTCAAATCAGTGAAGATAATGGTGAGTCAGTTGAAAATATATTAAGTCAACTCCGTAATCAAAATACAATACAAATTACTGCCACTCTTGCTTATTATCTAAATAACCAACGCAGTAACACCACTTTACTTGGTATAACTTCAATTTCTACTCCAGATCAGTATACTGCACGCAATATCTTAATATAGGTGAACTATGGCTAACAAGTTCCAACAAGGACCTTACGTAGTTCTAAATCCTCAAAAATATGCAGGAAAAGGTGTGCCCAAGTATAGAAGTGGATGGGAACTTGCATTTATGCGTTTTTGCGATAGTAACGATCACATTATATCATGGTCGAGTGAAAGTCTAGTAATTCCTTATATAAATCCACTTACTGGTAAGAAAACAAGATATATTCCTGACTTTTTAATACAATACAGAAACAAACATAATAAGGTTGTGACTGAACTAATCGAAATAAAACCAAAAAAACAAAGCGTACTAGAAAGCAAAGCAAGCAATCGAGATCGTGCAATTGTGGCCATAAATTATGCAAAGTGGGCTGCCGCACAGAAATGGTGTCAGCGTAACGGTTTGATATTTAGAGTGATTACAGAGGATGACATTTTCCGTCAAGGCGGAAAACGAAAATAAGTAAAATGAAGACTTGCGAACTGTGTAACACTAGGTTTAGTTGCGATTCAGATCATAGCTGTTGGTGTATGGTCAAACCATTGGTAACAATTAAAAAAGAATTACATGATTGCGTATGTCCAGAATGTTTGAAGGAAGCACATGACCAAGAAACTAGAAGAACTATTTGATTTGCCGACTGATGAAGGGCTTACTGAAGAAGTAGTGCCAGACAACGTGCCTGAACCAACTCCAGAAAATAACCCAATCATGCAAAATACACTCAGTGAGCTTGATAAAGTGCAAGCGGCACTTCCTCAAGTGCGTGGATTGGAAGCCAGTGATGCCGAAATGGATGCTTTAGCTGACAAAGCAACCAAAGGATTTGATGACATGATGGATTTAGGCATGAATGTTGACAGTAGATGGGCCAGTGATATATTCGGAGTAGCCAGTCAAATGTTAGGACATGCAATCACTGCTAAAACTGCAAAACTAAACAAAAAACTAAAGATGGTTGACTTGCAACTTAAGAAAGCAAATCTGGACCAAAAAGCAATAGCAAACACAGAAGATATTGCCACAGGAACTGGTGTAGTACTAGATAGAAATGCACTACTAGATAGGTTGTTAAACAAAGACAAAGAAGAGAAATAAGCTCTATTCTGCTAAATACTGCATAGAAGGAAAATAAGATGAAATCATTTGCACAATACCTTGTAGAAACACGTCAAACATTTGATTATAGAATCAAAATACTTGGCGATGTTGATGCAGAACTAATTAATGCTTTGGAAGAAAAACTCCAACAGTTTGATGTTGTAAGTATGACAGAACCAAAGAGTACTCCAATACAAAAAACCTTACCTGACTTTCCAGAGGCTGAAAATGATAGTATTACATTTATGGATGTAACTTTTAACTATCCAGCAACACCTCCTCAGATAACACAGATGGCTGAACTTCTTGGAATGAATCCAAATCACATGATTATACAAACACAAGAGTATGTTAACAGTGTTGAAGAGGAACGTAAAGGTTACGAAGACCAACCTAATCCAGTGCTAGGCACAGAAGAAGGTGAACAACCTGAAAATAAGGCAAGCAAAGAAGCAAGTGAATACTATGCTGCAGATCCTTACACAAGAAAAGTAATAGGTAACGAGTATTCAAGTGATTTCACAATAGCAGGTGGTAAAACTCCTCCAGCAAAATTCAACACAGATACTCCTAATAGTGTAGATAGTCCTATTATGGGTACTAACAAGATTCCAGTCGTAAAGGCCTCTAATGGTAGTTCGGCTCCGGAGAATCGCAAAAATGGCCCTCCGGGTAAAAACAAATAAAGGAACCTACAATGGACAATATTTACGACACACTAGCCAAACTAAACAAGGTAGCAAATGCACCTAAGATAGTAAAAGAGGATAGTAATGCTCTTATGAAAAAAGGTCTAGAGGACCTTATGAAAAAAACAAAACTTAACAAACAGGCTGACTATACACCATTTAGCGACAAACAAAGTCCTGATGGTTTACCAGAGAAGAAAAAAGACAACAAGATGTTTGAAAAAGAGTCTGATGTTGAAAGAGATGATCGTGCAGAAAAAGCCGGACGTGAAGTAAAGCGTGATGCAAAGTATGATCGTTATCGTCATGCTGGTAAAGATGGCAAGTCAGTTACAAAAGACATAGAGTATGATGAAAAGCATGACAAAGACGGAATGCACGAAGCCAGTAAAACAATGGTAAAAGAAAAAGGAATCGTTACAGCAATAGGAGCGGCCCTTGCTAATGATGCACCAGACATGACCGGTTCAGCATCAAAATTTGATGCAGTCGAGGAGTCACAATCAAGTGGAACACTCAAAGATGCAGCCAGACAAGGTGTAATGGCACGTCTAGCAGAACTAGCTGGGCTTCCTGTACAAGAAATTGAAGAAGCATTAGGTACTCCACAGGACGTAGCCGCAAAAATAATGGCAGAGAATCCACTTGATGAAGCAGAAGTAGAAGAAGGCAATGAATTTTCAGGCAACAGAGATGCTGCAATCAAAGCAGGCAAAGACAGCTTTGAGGTAGACGGTAAAACATATCCTGTAAAAGGCGATAAAAACGAGTCACTTGAAGAATCTGATATTGATCAAATTGCAGACGTTGGAAAAGTTTATTCTAAGATTAATAAGATGAAAATGGATTTGGTTGACAAGGGCATGGAGCCAGAAGATGCACAGGACAAAGCATGTGAAAAATACGATTGCGATCCATCAATGTACGACAAGTATGTTGAGATGAAAAGAGATTCTAGAGAAGGCACCAAAAAAAACGAGTCACTTGAAGAGTCTGACATTGATCAAATTGCAGAAGTTGGAAAAGTATATCCTAAGATTGCTAAACTAAAAATGAAACTAGTTGACTACGGCATGGAACCAGAAGATGCTCATGACGAAGCGTGTGAAAAGTATAACGTTGATCCAGCCATGTGCGACAAATACATTGAAATGCAGAGAGATTCTAGAGAAGGTACAAAAAAAGAAAGCCAAGAGCTTGACGAAAGTGCATTAAAAGACATGATGCAGGATGTTGAAGAAGGTATGGATAAAGCAGAATTTGAGAAAAAGTATCCAGGACAAGACTACGACGATATCAAAAAAGATATCGAAGACAGAATGGATGAAACTACTAGTTCAGGATCAGTTGCAACTTCAGAAGGCGCAGGTAAGCCTCTATATCCAAATGCAAGCGTGTACGAAAGCAACGAAATTGTAAAACGTGCAAAGCAACTTAACGAAGACATGAGCATAAGCGTAAATGCTGGAACAAACGCAGAGCCAAGTATTAATATTAATGCAAGCGGCGAAGAAGCAGCCAAACTAGCTCAATTGCTTAAATTAGCAGGAATGGGCATGGCACAACCAGGATACGGTGAAGTGCAAGTTGACGTAGCAGAAGATCAAGAATTTGCCAATGGTGCAGATGATGAAAACACAATGGATACTGAGTATATGACACAGGACATTGCTGGTGGACTTAACGGACCAAAGAAAATGGCATATCCAAAAGTTGCTGGTGGAGACAACCCAATGTCAGTGCTTGGTGAGTCAGAGCTTAATGAAGTCAGCGAAGATCATCTAATGAAACTATATCAAGAATACAAGGCAAAGTAATGAGTTTAAAAAAGTACATACCAGAAAGTGAAAGAGCAGTAGCATTTCCTATTACAGGTGATGTGCTTGAAGTTGTTGTTAGAGAAGATTTTGATGACGAAATTGCTATAGACTTTCCTGTAGTTGAACACAGTGATGATAGTATTACACTACATTTAGATGAATATGCGTATGGTATACTAGAAGCGTGTAACTATGTGGGTGACGACACAGATGGAGTTATTGATCCACCTGCGGAAAGTGTTGAAGAGATAGATGAAGGAATGCATCAAAAATGTTGTTGTAAGTATTGCGGTGACGAGTTATACAAACCAACCACAGACTGTCCATATGATTCACAAGATCCAGATGGTGAAAACTGGGTGATGATTGATATTGACGGTGATGGCGATGCAGATGCAGCCATTAGTAACGAAGGCTATAGATCAATCACTACTGAAGGCACACTAATGGAACGTATCAAGGATGGTAAAATTTATTGTCCTGAAGCATGTTGTGGTGTAAAAGTTATGGACTGTACTTGTGGTGCAAAGTGTGCTCATTGTAATTGTAAACAGATACAAAAACTTGCTGGCGATATAAAGATGTTTGAAGAGCAAGCAACATTACACAAACGTTTAGGTGCAGCTGATACTGCAAACTACTATAATAGAAAACTCACTGAAGCAGTAGAACAAACTGAAAAACTTATAGAAGATGTAGAAGAAGTTGAAGCAATGATCACACGCAGGATTATGAATCATCCTGAATTCTCAGACATGGTAAGACAGTATGGTATAGAGCAAATCACACAGGCAATTGCAGACACTGCTGAATTCCACGGCGATGACGATGATGAAATTGGATCAAGCGACATCAGTGCAATGGTTAACGATACTATTAAAAGTTTAAAGCGTGTTGTTGAAAATGAGTTGGCAGAAGCTGAATACCAAGGACGTAGTGTTAAATTAAACAAGCCTATGCAAGGTGATGTGAAAAAGTTTAAGGTGTATGTTAAAGATCCAAAAACAGGCAACGTAAAAAAAGTTAACTTTGGTCATGGCGGAAGTAGCGTCAAGGGCAAAGCAATGAAAATTAGAAAAAACAATCCTAAAGCACGTAAGAGTTTTAGAGCTAGACACAACTGTGACAATCCAGGACCACGTACAAAAGCACGTTACTGGTCATGTCGCAAGTGGTAACAAAGGAAAGTAAACAATGGCAATCACAGTATACTCAGGTGCAATAGCAAACACTGTCTGGACCACAGACAAAGCATCAATCTCAACAGGCACCACTAGCGTAACTGCACAAGTTAGGTTATCAGGTAAACCGACTGCAAATGCCAGTTTATTTTTATACAACGATGGCAATCAAGCAAACAGTGTACCGATTGTAATATCAGCAAATAGCAAAAGAGATGTTTGGGTAGGTGTTGGTAATCAGCTTACAATTGTAGGCGGAAGTGGTACTGCGGCTGAAATTGGCGCCGCAACAAGTGGTAACGCAGGCGTTATGGACTGATGCGTGCTACTGAGTTTATAACTGAGCGTAGAGGTACTGACCTTAAACAAGGAAAGATGCCTCACACTGCGGAGAAAGCATCTCCTGGTAGTGTAAGAAACAATGGTTATTATGATCTATACAGAGCGAGCATGGCAATGGCTGCAATGGATTCTGATGGAAATACAGATCACGAAATGGATCCATCAAGTTGGATTGCTGGTGATGGTTATGTTGGCGGATATACACAAGAAGAAGCAAAACTGGCAGATGATGCATTCAAATCAATTGGTTTAAAATCATCAGCTCATCATCCAAGAGGTAGCGAAGAATTGCCATCTGTAAACACACAAAGTCCTGTGATAGCATTCAAAGGATATCCAAGATAATGTACGAATATCGTGCAACCATCGTCAAAATTATTGATGGCGACACAGTTGATGTAGACATCGACTTGGGTTTTGGTATAGTGCTATCAGATGAGCGTGTTCGTATTGCGGGCATAGACACACCAGAATCAAGAACAAGAGACAAAGAAGAAAAAAAGTTTGGACTTGCAGCCAAGGCAAGAGTAAAACAACTACTAGGTAAAACCTGCGTACTTAAAACACAGATCAACAAAAACGGCGAAGATATGAAAGGCAAGTTTGGACGTATCCTTGGCGACTTTAGTGTGTACGACAGTGCCTTAGATTCATGGCGTATGATTACTGAAATTCTTGTAAGTGAAGGACATGCAGTACCTTATCACGGACAGAACAAAGAGGACGTGCAAAAAGCTCACCTTGCTAACAGAGTCAAGTTACTGGAAGATGGCGTAGTAACATGATCACAGGCATTAACTTTGGAGGTTTACATACTCCACAGCCAAAACCTAAACCTAAACTTGCACCTTTACCTTTAGAGTACGAAAAACCAGTCAAAGCAGTCATAAAAAATGTCGAGCCTAAGCGGATCGACGACTAACTGTTACTTTTTTTACACCTAAGTACTGTTGCCAACTTGCGTGTGCTATGTGCATGTGAACATTCTGTATCCTATTCACTAGCCGCCAATAGTCTGGTGCTTCGGGTTTTCGCCTGGGTTTCCATAGTTTGTTTCCTTTTGCAGTGTTGCAACTTCTACAACATGTTACACTGTTTTCCCAAGTTGTTTTTCCTCCTTGACTTACCGGAATCACATGATCAATAGTCAGTTCTTTGCCGCTTATGGTCTCATTGCAATATTGGCAACTGTACAAGTCACGTAAATATAAGTTTTCTCGTGAAAAACGCATACCAAAACTATTACGTTTGTAGCCACGATTGGATACAATAACTGCTGGAACACGAATGTTCAGTTTTGCACTGTGTATAACCCAATCATCATACCATTCGATGACTGAAACTTTGTTAATAAAAATTAATTTTATTGCAGTTTGCCAGCACACAGTGGACAAAGGAAGATAACTGACTGGATTAAAGTCGGGGGCTAATACTAATGTGCTACTCATATTTGTATTTAACTTAGTGTTCCTTGACATTGTCTATAAGTAAAATTATGGAACAAGAAAAGAAATATTGTGCGGCTCCATGGCGTAGCCTACATCTAAATTTTGAAGGACAGATAAAAACCTGTTGTGCTGGAGATCCGCATCTATTAGGCAACCACGATACTGGAACAATAGAAGAAATACTTTCTAGTGAGAAACTTAAAGAAATAAAAAGTACACTTCTCACTGGTGTATTACATAAAGAGTATTGTAAAAATTGCATACGTAGAGAAGATATTACTGGTATTAGCGAAAGACAATGGCATAATCAAAGTGCCAAGGACTTTGATATTACTACTGCTGAGTTTAATGACCATAAACCTGGTTTGATTGATATAAGATGGAATAATACTTGTAATCTTGCATGCAACTATTGTACTGAATATTTCAGTACAAAATGGGCTAGAATAAAAAAAGTTGGTAAAAATGAAAATATCAAAGATCAATATACAAAAATAATCAACTATATAGAACAAAATAAAGAACATGTTCGTGAAGTAGCATTAGTTGGTGGCGAGCCTTTGATGATGAAAGAAAATAATGCTTTACTTGATTTACTTCCTGATAATGTGTTAATCACTGTAATATCAAATATGACCATAGATTTTGATACATTTCCAGTGCCAAAAAAATTACTACAAAGATCTCGTGTTGGATGGAGTATGAGTTTTGATAACATAGGCGACAGATTTGAGTATGTAAGATGGGGAAGTTCATGGAACCAATTAGACACAAATGTAACTAAAGTTAGCGATCACCTAAGAGTTTCAAAGCATTACGGTGGAATTCAAAGTGTATATAATATTTACAATTGTACAAGATTAATTGAACTCAAAGAATATGCAATTAGCAAAGGAATACAGATTACTTGGCAAGTTGTATATGGTGATCAGCTCGATCCTACACAACACAACGAAAGTGTAAGAAAGTTGGCAATCAATGAAATAGAAAAATATAAGTTAAAGTTTCCCTCTGCCCATACTGATATTAACTTTCTCAACGGTATTAAAAAACAACTAGTTACAGGAAATACAGGTTATGCTACTTTACACGGCAATATGAAAGCAATGAATCCAGATAATATCACACGTAGCAAGGATTTCCTAAGGTTCACTGATGATATAGAAAACATTTGGCATCCTGATCAAAAAGGACAGTTTGCAAAATTATGGCCAGATATTGCAGAGGCCTTGTAAATATGCCTATAAAAGATATAACACAACTCAATCTAAAATATCCACCAGTAACTAGACAAACACAGTATAGTAGACAAGTTCTCGATTGGAATGGAACTGATTCAAAAGAAGCATACCAAAAAAACATCAAAGATTCCAAGTTAGAATCCTATGTTAGACAATGGGACGGAAAACTTACTTATAATTGTAATAGTTACGGATTTAGGAGTAAGGAATTAGTAGAAGATACAAATAGCATTGTTGCACTAGGATGTAGTCATACTTTTGGCATAGGATTATCTGAAAACGAAACATATATATCTCAATTAGCAAAAATGTTAAACCTTAACTATTATAACCTTGGAGTTCCAGCTGCCTCAGCTGATACAGTTTTTAGAATTGCGAGTTATTGGATCCCAGTAATAAAGCCTAAGATTGTAGTAATGGTAGCTCCTGAAGAAACTAGATTTGAGATGAGGAAAAATAAAAATGATTTCAATGTTTTTGGGCCAAATTTTGAGGTAACTAAAGCAATACACAGAGACATATTGGAAACTTTTATTATGAATGATGAGAACCCGCAATTAAATCAACAAAAAAACTTGTTAGCAATTGAGAATATTACTAACAGAAATAGTGCAAAGTTTTATTGGTACGATCAAAGCATAATGTATAAGAATGGCGAAAAAGACTTGGCCAGGGACTTGCAACATAGTGGACCAAAAAGAAACAATGGTGTTGCACAATTTTTTTATAGAGATATTGTATGACTGCAAAACAAGAAGATGGGGTGTTAGTCAAAACTCCTTACAAAAAACAACAATTTACTGAACAACAACTTGAAGAATTCATGCGTTGTGCTGATCCAGAAACTGGCCCAGAGTATTTCATGCGTAATTTTTTCTTCATACAACATCCTGTACAAGGCAAGTTACAGTACAATCCTTGGGAATTCCAAGAAAGACTAATACAAACCTATCACAATTATAGATTTAGTATATCAATGATGCCAAGACAAACTGGGAAGTCAACAAGTGCTGCTGGCTATTTGCTTTGGTATGCAATGTTCAAACCTGATAGTACAATATTGGTTGCGGCACACAAGTATGCAGGTGCTCAAGAAATTATGCAACGTGTGAGATATTCATATGAAGCATGTCCTGATCATATACGTGCTGGTGCTACAAGTTACAATAAAGGTTCAATAGAATTTGACAATGGATCGAGAATAGTAGCACAAACAACAACAGAAAATACTGGACGTGGTATGAGTATTACACTGCTGTACTGTGATGAGTTTGCGTTTGTACGACCTACAATAGCACGAGAGTTTTGGACATCAATTTCACCTACACTATCAACAGGTGGTGGTGCAATCATTACAAGCACGCCTAACAGTGATGAGGATCAGTTTGCATTTATATGGAAAGGTGCAAACAAAACTGAAGACGAGTTTGGCAATCAAAAAGAACTAGGTATCAATGGTTTCAAAGCCTACAGAGCATTTTGGCGAGAGCATCCAGACAGAGACGAAGACTGGGCCGAAGAACAACGTAACATATTAGGTGTTGAACGTTTCCGTCGGGAGATGGACTGTGAATTTATCATCTCAGATGAAACACTTATATCTCCAACAAAACTTATTGATCTTGAAGGCGTTAGCGAACCACTTTATAAAACTGGACAAGTACGTTGGTATAAAAAGCCTCAAAAGGGCAGAATATACACTGTGGCACTTGATCCAAGTTTAGGTACGGGTGGCGACCCTAGTGCTATACAGGTGTACGAAGCTAATTCAACAACACAAGTTGCTGAATGGCGTCATAACAAAACACCAATCACAGATCAAATACGTATACTTGTAGAAATAGTAAAGCATGTAAACGAAACTGTACAAGACCCGCAGAGTGTTTATTACAGTGTAGAAAATAATACAATTGGCGAAGCTGCACTGTTGTGTATAGAACAGTATGGAGAGCAGAACATTGAAGGATACTTCTTAAGCGACAACACTGTTGTAAGTGCTAGTGGCAGACGCTATAGAAAAGGTTTTAATACAACAAACAAAAGTAAAATAGCGGCCTGTGCCAAGTTAAAAACACTGGTTGAAACAAACAAGATGACAATAAGCTCACCTAGTTTAATTGGCGAATTGAAAAACTTTGTTGCACACGGCACGAGTTATGCAGGCAAGCCTGGAGAAACAGATGATTTGGTAAT